TGTGATGTGTGTGATTAACCTCGTTTTCTCTGGTTAAGTTTTGACAACTAAAACAAAATGTATTGCCGTCGTCATATATTGCTTTCGCGTCAGATGAGCCACATACTTCACATGGCTCATGTCTTAAAAATTCTGCTGTCATTTCAACCAATCGACTGGTATGCAATGGGCAGCGCACCATTTAATGTTGTAACGCTCGCACCACTTTGCATAAGTTGTTTTGGATTTTTTAGAGATTCTTTTGTATGGATCTTGAAATACCATACGAAGATCTATCGTTGGATTGTCCTTGATGACTTGTCTCATCTTGCGCCTCGAAGGAGGGTCCCAATAGCCTTTAACCTCTAGAATTACTCCGTTATTTGGTAATACAAAATCAGGAGTGTATTGGTGCTCAATCGTATAGGGGTAGGACGTTTCCTCATATTCATAGTCAACGCCCAGTGTTACCAATAGATCAGCTACCTTCTCTTCTAGCCCTGATCGAAATGCCATTAGAAGTCATCTTCGACTGAAGCTGGTGTTGTATCTACAGTTACGTTTGGTTCTTGTGCTTTGAAGCCAGCAGTATTACCAAACAGTTCAGCAGCTCCTTGCTCGTCTAAGTCACCAGCATCTACACCTACTTCAGACTGAACACTTACTATCTGTACTCCACTCAACTTGAGTGATGTGCCATAGGTCACGCCATCTTTAAGTATGTATGGTTTCTGTATAAATCCAAGCTTTACTTTGCTGCCTGAATATACTGGTGTGCTCTCGTCCTTGATTGGTGTACCTTCAGTATCTACAACTGGAGGTCTTTTCTCATCACTCCAAGAGAACTTGATAAGGTATTTACCGTCACTAACTTCTTCCCATGGGGTAGGTTTTAGTGTTGATCTCTTTGGGTTCTTAAGCTTTGACTCTGCCCACTTAAGGCATTCGCCACGCTCTGTCTCTAGCTTGGAGATCATGTCATCTCCTACTATCGCTTTTAATGAATAGCCAAACTTGCTTGGCTTTAACACAGCTTGGAAACCTTCAAGGGTTACAGGCTCGGGTGTTACGTGTATGTTTCTCATTAACAAAAAAAGTATTGTGAATCAATTACATCGGACGGTTCAAGGTCTCCAATAATCGGTGGGTTTTCTTCAGCTCCTATTGCTAGGGCGAAGTCGGTTAGGGGTTCATGCTCTGCAAACAGAGTCATGTAAGTTTTTCGTACTAATGTGGACAGTTTGCACATATCAGTAGCTCTACAGAGAACTGAATCGTGTATCAATGCAATAGGGAAATTGACATCCTTTACTGCAAGGTGAAGCAAAGAAGCATCAAGCGAATGAATAAGGTTTGGTGCAGTAGCGTTCTTATGATGTTTTAAGTCAACACCTTTCTCAGCTCCTGCAATACTTATGCTTATTCTTCCCATTAGTTGAGATTGTATTTTTTCTCTTGAAATCTTCATAAGGCGTTGCTTAACAACAAAACCTGATGGAGTTGTCCATTTAATCTCTTGTGCTCCAGCTTTAATAGCTCTAGTTACCTCAGTTTCTATCCATTTCATAACTCTCATGGCACCGGGAACTACTTCGTTCATAGCTGCTCTTACAGCCGATACACATGAGGTTAATTCTTCTTTATCTACATCTACGTCCTTATCTTTAAAAGCATCTCTAATGTACGACCTGTTAGAGAAGGGTTTAGCATTGTAGGGTATAGTCATAACGCACCTTTTGGTGGCTTTTCTATCCCAATAAGGACGTAATCTTTCAGGGATTGCCTCCATGCTCCTTGAAGCGATGGTTGCGTACGCGTCTTGGGGCTTTTCGCTCCCTAAGACATTTACCATGCGAGCTGTGGAGGCGTCCTTGGCGAGCCCTGCTAAAATCTGGAGTCCTGAGCAGGTGGCGTCAACGGCTACAGGAAGATGTGTGTGAAAGCGATGTTCGTGATGTAGTTCGTACCATTCGTTACATGCAGCCAAGAATAACCAAGGATCGTCTGCATGTTCCCAGTCAGCTACGTTACCAACAGGGTCACGCCATACACGCTCTACTAAAGCTCTATTTTCGTAGTCATCTATCCAAGCTATACGCTCTTCCATAGTTGCCTTCGATAAACCGTATGACGTACTGAGCTGGAATTTTATCCATTCCATACCCTTCTTAGTTATCTTTGTACCTTCATTGAAGAGAATCAGACTTTTTCCAAAGTCAGTATCCTGTGGTGTCAATAGGTTTGGGATGGGATACACTCGTCCTCGGTAATCAAAACTCCAAGGTATAAAATACACCTTATCTTCAAACTCTCTGACTACATCCATAGTCATTCTAGTTCTGCAAGCTTTACGAGTTTCGTTCTTACGTGCAGTATGAACTATTGCTGCTTGTCTTCTCCATTCCCTCCATATGTCCTTGCTCGCTTCTTCTGGAGGTTTAGGAGGCATCTCATACTCAATAACAGGTCTAAATTTTCCTACACTAATTCCTCTTTCTTCTAGTTCCTTCGCAACCTTTACTATAAAAGGATTTAGCTTATATGAAACTTGTTGAATTTTATTAATGAACTGGTAGGGAATTTCTCCCTGTATAGGGGCGTGGTCGCTCCTTCTTATAAATTGGTGGCAACGTGTTAAATCATTTAGATAATATCCACCATCTTGAAGAGAGTGCCAGTTACGTGGAGGGATAAGCATAGGCTTAGCCAACGGGCTAAACAACTTTGCCATTCGCATAATTTCGCCATGATGGTTCATTAATAATTCTGATGGGGATATTATTGTGTATGTCTTTCTACCTTTCCTCTCAAATTCTCTGACAAACCAACCTGATACTTCACATAAACACCTTAATAAGAATATTCCGACCTTGGAATGAGTCTTATCAGCCCAAGGCACCCAAGGTGTTATGTGTTGTTTGTGCATTGTTGTCTGTATGCACTTTCTTTTAGATTCAGTACCTCTAGCTTGGTGCCAGTAATTCTTTTTAAGTGTAATAAATAAACCTTTAGCTTCATTCTCGTAGTATTCCATCTGAGCTTCTGCTTCTAATGCCTTACCTATAGCTTCAACGATAGGGGTTAGTCTATGTTTCTTTGAGATAGGTGAGAACACCATATCAAATACAATCTTGGTTGCAAGCATTGCTTGAACTGGTGATTCACTTGGCAGGATATGCTTGTGAAACACAGCATAGTCATTTCCTGCTTGACTTAAAAATTTACCTTTTTCTTTATCAATATATGCAATGAGATCAGGCAATATGGAACTCACAAATGCTGAGCCATAAACAGTAGCGGAGGCATAAGTCTTATCCTCTAACTTTTTAGTGTTAGACATAAGTTTATCCAGTCCACCACTTATACATTTACGCTCGAATTCCTGCTGATCTTCTATCTGTTTTTCGGTTAGCATGCTCGGTAGATAATTTAGCGGATTTCTGTGCATCTTCGCACAGTTAGACAATTAAGTAAGGGTCTAGCTTTTAAACTAAACCCTGTCCACTAAGTACTAGAATCAACTGGAGATTTTAAGTCCGGCGCGTCTACCAATTCCGCCACACTCCCAAGGGTTTTGGCGCTTTTTCATTGTAGAGGACGGACTTAAATCGTGCAAAATTCTTGTAAAAAGTGTTGATATTGAAATCTACGGATCGTTTGGATTATGCAATAGCAAAGTCCGCAGACCATTCTATAGAGTTCACTTGTGCAGCAAGTTGTTTGTCTGCTGCGTGTAGGTACTTTTCTGTTACCTGTGTTGAGGAGTGTCCCATATGATGAGCAACGTCCTTGATGTTGACACCTGATTGAATCATCAATGTGCCGTAGGTATGACGTAAGCCATGGAATGTATAAGCTGGTTCATCTTTATTGATGAAGCGTTTACATTTCTTGAATGCATCACGTACCTTATCAGCTCGTGGCTCACTTGATGTAGTTACCCAGTCATCGCCAAACAAGTTGTCTCTCCCTTCGTTGCACCTTCGTACAAGCATGTCTTTTAAAGCATGATGTAAGCCGCAGTAACGAGCTGGAACATTCTTGTTCTTTGGTTTAGTAACACGTATCATGTTGTTTTCAAAGTCGATATCATCAGCCTTAAGAGCTAAGATTCGTCCTTGTCTTATACCTGATAGAGCAGCAAACAGAATTATGTCTGCTAAATCATCGTGCATAAGATTGTCTCGGGCATGAGTAACCATGTCCTTGATGTCTTGAGCGGAATAAGCATTCCTCTCTTGAGCATCTTCAGCCTCCTTAAATCTTTTAAATCTAGGGACTGTCCAGTCCTGAGATAATAGACCCATCTCCTGAGAGAACTTGAGTACTTTAGATACTGCTGAAATGTAACGATTGATAGAAGCATTCTTCATGCCTTCTGCCTTTAGTTCATAACAGTCATCGAGCATCATTCTCATAGTGATCCTTGTTGGATCGAATGACTCGGAGTGATTAATAGGTTTTGCTGTGAATTTACCTGAATAGAGGATAGCTGACTTACGCCCTCCGCCTGATACCCAAGCTGGGTGTCGACGTAGTGTGTAGTCTCTACATTCTTTCCAAGTAGCTTTTTTAGCCATAGACAATGTCTCGTAGTTGTTTGACTAGAAGCACACCTTGAGGGGATAGCTTCATGATTTGCTTACGCTGGTCTGTTGGATCACGATATTTGACAATCCAATTCAGACCGTCCTTACCGAGGCGATGCTTGTGAGCGAGCCAATCAGTATTACGACTAGCACTAGCACTCGGCATGTTTAACCCTGCATCCTTGTCT